TTTGGAGGGTGAAGCGGCGCAGTTGGCACGAGATTATGCGAATGATTCATACGACCTCGACCAAGAGGAGTTGGAGCGCAAACGCGACATTGCCGAAATGGTTCGGGATGCCCGGTTGTCGGCGGCCAAGGACGAGATTGAGGCCCAAAGGGAGGTCCAACGCGAAGAATTGCGGATAGATGAACAGGACGCGTTGCGTGAACTGACCTTACTGCAAGCCACCGAAGAAGAGAAGCAGGCCCTGCGCAATTATTACGCCCAACAACGGGCCAACCTCGAAACCGAGTTTGCCAAGGAGGACAAGGAGATAAGGGAAGAGAGAGAGGCGACCATGCGCGACCTCGACGCACAGTTAGTTCAGGATTCGATTCAGGCCCAACTACAACAGCGCATGAAGGAGTTAGCCCTTGAGGAAAAGCAACACCTTGAAGACCTCCAGAAGCTTGGTGCCAATGAGGAGGAATTGCAGGCGGTACGAGAGAGATATCAGGGCATCCGCGCCAAGACGCAGGCCGAAGCAGACGCGTCGCTTCAGGAACAGCAGATAAACGCGGCCGTCGAATACGGCACGGCACTGCTTGACATCATTGATACGTTAGGCAACGCGCAGGAGGCCGAGACAGAGCGAGACGCCCGAAAGCAATTTAAGCGCAATCAGGCCCTGCAGAAGGGGCAAGCCATAATGAACACAGCGTCTGCCGTTACCGCCCAACTTGCCGTGCCGCAGGATGCGTTGACGGGGGCCAACTTTGCTAAGGCGGCATTCGCCGCGGCACAGGGTGCGGCACAGGTTATAGCCATCAGCCGACAAAAATTCGATGGGGGCGGGTTTGACGCCGACGTGAACGAGCCGGGCGGTTTCGGTCGCGGCGGGTCGGAGGGATTCCAAGTCCAAGGATTTGACTTGTCATTCCTACAACAACAGGCCGAGCAGGCAGGGGGTATCCGGGCCTACGTGGTCAACCAAGAAATTCAAGACGCCGACGCGTTGGCGCAAGCACTCGAAGACAAAGCACGATTATGAAACTGATTGAATTGGTCCTTGATGAGGACGAGCAGGTGTTCGGCGTAGATGCCATTTCCCTAGTGGACGAACCGGCGATTGAGCGCGATTTTGTCGCACTGCAGAAACAGCAGGTGCGGTTCAAGCAGAGCGGCGAGAGGCAAGTACTAATGGGGCCGGCCTTGATTCCGGACAAGTTTATATATCGCAGGGACGACGACCGTGGCGAGTACAGTGTGTATTTCAGCAAGTCCACCGTGCGACGCGCCTCGGAGCTCTACCTACGGCGCAACTTGGCCAATTCCTTCACCAAAGACCACGAGTCCAAGGTGTCGGGCATCCACTTGACGGAATCTTGGATTGTTGAGAGCGACACGGACAAGAGCCGACAATACGGGTTCGATGTGCCAATCGGCACTTGGATGGTCGCAGTCAAGGTCGACGACACCACCCTGTGGGCTGAGGCTGTCAAGACAGGCAAGGTGCGCGGATTCAGCATCGAGGGCTATTTCGTGAACAAGATGAGAGAGCAGAACGAGCAGTCCGCAATGCGCGAGGTGCGAGAGATGGTTGAAAAAATCGTGAATTAAGGGTTTTATTAACGAGATGAACATCAAACAAGCCGTATCCACCATCTTGTCCAAGTACGGGCTGACCTTGGAAGACGAGGTCAAGACAGAGATGGGTGAGGCCGTCCTTGAAGACGGCACCAAAGTCTACTGCTCCGGCAATTTCGGAGTCGGTGAAACTTGCTACGTCGTCAACGAAGAGGGCGAACAAATCGCACTGCCCGACGGTGAATACAAGCTCCAAGATGGTGCCACGTTCACTATCGAAGAGGGCAAAATCTCCGCAAGCACCGTGAAGCAGGAGGAAGCCCCGGCGGAGGAGAAGACCGAGACCAAGGAAGAGGAAGAAATGGTCCACACGCCCGACCACAAGGAGGACGAGATGGAGGACGAGGAGAAAAAGAAGATGGAAGAGGACGAGGAGGAAGAGAAAAAGATGGGCCATAAGCGGTACCACCGTCGCCACGATATGCTGTCCAAGGAGCAGGCACGCGAGATGCTCGCCGAAGTGGGGGCAGAGTTGCGGAAGGAGCACGCCGCCGAAATCAAGAAGCTCAAAGACGAGAACAGCAAGCTTGTCGCCCGACTCGAGAAGCAGGAAGGCATCAAGCGCGTTGCGGAGAAGAAAGAAATTCCCGAGGCCGTCAAAACATACATGAGCAGCACGCAGGCCTCCGCTGCACAGATTTTCAATCAATACAGCCGATAACGATGGCAACCACATTTACCAACTCCAAAACGTACGCCGGTGAATTGGCGCGGCCATACATTGCCGCTGCCGTCAAATCGGCCAAAACCCTCTCCGACGGTCTCATCACCGTCAAGGAGAATGTGAAATTCAAGTCCGTGCTGCGGAAAATCGAGACCGCAGGTCTGATTCAGGACGCCGCGTGTGACTTCACCGACAACGGCCCGGTGCAGTTGACCGAGGCTATTCTGCAGCCGGCCGAGCTGATGACCAACATCGAGCTCTGCAAGAAGGATTTCCGGGTCGATTGGGAGGCACTCAACACCGGCCGAGGTTTCATCAACGACCAACTTCCTCCGGAGTTCGCCCAATTCCTTCTTTTGCACGTCGCCGCTAAGATTGGCGAGGGCATCGAAGAGAACATTTGGCAGGGCGGCACGTGGGACGACGACGCATCCGGAAACGAGCTCCCAACCGCGGCCTCCGATGGTAGTGACACGGGCACCGCAGTCGGAAACTCCGTCACGGACACGTTCGATGAGAACCATTTCGAAGGTCTCTTGGCCAAAATCAAGTCCGGCGGCGCGAATACCCGGGCCACATCGACCGGTGCGGTGTTCTCCACGGGCAACGTGTTGACCAACCTCGACCTTTGCGTGGACGCCCTGCCAACTGCGCTGCAGGGAGACCCGGAGGTGGTGCTCTACATGAGCCCCAAAACGTTCTTCATCTACCAACGGAAGCTGTTGAGCGCGGGCACGCACCCACAGTTCAACTACTACACCGGCGGTACTGATGCCTTCGCCGGGTACCTCGGCTACCGCATCGCGGTCTGCCCGGGAATGTCCAATGACGCGGTGCTCGCCGCTCGCCCGGACAATCTGTTTTTCGGCACGGACCTCTTGTCAGACCACAACCAAGCCGTCGTCCTAGACATGACGCAGCTTGACGGTTCCGACAACGTTCGCATCGCCTACCGTTACACTGCAGGAGTCCAAGTCGGATTTGCCGGTGACTGCAGCCTCGTCAGCCGTTACGCCACTACCTGATGCCGTGTACCGTTACCCAAGGGCGCGGTATTGATTGCCGCGATGCGGTTGGAGGTATTGAGTCCATTTTCATCCTCACGGATGGCTCGGACAACCCTTTGACCATTAAATCCGCTTTCTGTACCATTACGGCAAGCGAGATTGCCGATGTGGAGGCCGGTGCTGCCGAAGAATACAATGGTTCCGAGTCCTACGAGGTCGAATTGGTGAAGAACTCCGGTTCTTTCACCACGGCCATCGTGGGTAGCCCGGAAGGCGGCACCTTCTACTACACCGAGACTCTCGAGTTCACGCTGCACAAGGTCGGTCACGACACGCAGGATTGGCTCGATTCTCTCGCTCGCAACCGATGCAGCATCGGAGTGCTCGACAACAACGGGCAACTGTTCTGCGCCGGGTTTGAGAAGGGATTGGAAATCACGAGTACGAGTGCGACCACCGGAGGCACTTTCGCCGACGGGCACATGGTCACGGTAACGATGGAGGGACAATCGGCAGTGCCCACGCCGTTGTTCAAGAAGTCAGCCGGCCGCGGTACCGCCAACTTCCCGTTCGACACCTTGACTACACCTACTGCCTTCGCACTGCAAACGGATTCGTTCTCCGAGACTCTTGCCTAAGGTCTCGCAGCAGCAGGGTTTGGTTCCAATTAGGCGCGGTGGGGGTGGGCATTTGTCCGCCCTCACTTATATTCGGCCATGTTAAGAATCTCACGCACAGCTACCAACGTCCTGATTCTGCCGGTATTCAGCCGGTACTTGGACGCGTACAACAAGGAGTCGGAGCGCCAAATCGTAAACGGCCGTTTCTTCGAGCATCCCTACGCGAGATTGGTGACCCTGCATGGGCAACGTTTGGCGGGGGCGACACAAAACGATTACTTTGTGTTTGTGCCCAACACCACCATTAGCCGCGGTCTGTATCAAAGGTGGCAGGTGCTGCTTGACAATCCGGGCATCGCAGACATACCACCGGGTTATTACCGGCTCGATTACCAAGGGTACGATGAAGAGGTGGAATACAGCTTGGGTGCCGTCGTCAAAGCTTCTGACCAATCGGTAGTGGATGCGCCCGGGGGCAGCAATACCCCAACCACCACGCTCGCGTCGTTTTTTTGTTACGTGGAGGAGCGGTACCCGCACGAAATTCAAGAGGGTGCGAAATTTGGGCTTGGAGACACCGAGCCGGCTTACGTCGTTCCTGTGCGCAACGGATTTGAATAATGGAACTGATTAATCTTGCACGGTATGTAGAGCGCTCCTACGAGGAGATGCCGACCACAGACGGGTTCGTCCAATATGGAGAGGACAATCTATACCCGCAATACTTGCTCTCCCTGTACAACAGCTCGTCCACGCACTCTGCCCTTTGCAACTCCATCGCGCAGTTGGTCATGGGCGAGGGGTTCAAGGCGGACAACGAAGCAGCACAAGCCAAGTTGGAGGAATGGGGGAGCACCCGCGAATTTCGGCGTGCCATCTTGGACTATAAAATTCAGGGTGGTTTCGCATTGGAGATTCAGTGGAGCGGCGACCGCAGCACCATCCGGCGCGTGCGGCACGTGCCGTTCGAGAACGTGCGCAGCGGGGAGATGGACATTGATGAGCGCGTGCGGCACTACTACCACTCCGTGGATTGGGAGCACTTCCGAAATCCGGAGTATTCCGCGCAGCGTGTAAGGGGGTACCACCCGGCCGACCGCGAAGAGCATGGCACGCAACTATACTACTTTTGCCCATTTAGCCCGGGCAGCACGTACTATCCAAAGCCGGACTACATCGGCTCGGTGAACTATATCGAGCTTGACAAGGCGATTTCGGAGTACCACATCAACAACATTCGCAACGGTCTCGCCCCGTCTTTCTCCATCCACTTCAAAAACGGGATTCCGGCGATTGAGGAGAGAGAACGCATCCGCAGGGACATCGAGATGCAGCTATCCGGTAGTCGCAATGCGGGCAAATTCATCATTACCTATTCCGACGACCCGGAGCGCAAGCCCGATTTCGAGCCGTTCCCGGTGTCGGACGTAGACAAGCAGTACGAATTCCTGTCATCCGAGGTCACAGACAAGATTATGGTGGGGCACCGGGTCGTTTCACCGGCAATGTTCGGCGTGAAGACAGAGGGGCAGTTGGGAGCGACCGAGGAATTGAAGACTGCGAGCCTGCTGTTTGAGCGGCAGGTGGTCAAACCGATGCGGTCTCACGTCTGCGAAGTGCTCGAGGACCTGTTGGCCGCGGCCGGCACTCCGGCCAAGGTAGAGGTTTTGGGCCGCCCACCATTCTCAGAGGACGAGCCCGAGGAGGACCGGTTCGAAGTTCAGGCCCACAAGCACCACACCAAAGAGGACGCCGCAAAGCTAATAACCAAGGCCAAGCAGCCACCGAAGGGGTACAGGCTCGTAGACAAGCGGGCGGTGGACTACGGCGTGGATGGCAAGATTAACGACCACCTAGGCGGCATAACGTTCCTGAGCGGAGAAGACACGCCGCTCATCTTGGTCAGGTACACGTACGAGGGCGGCACGCGAAGCAACAGCAGGGAGTTCTGCGTAGACCTCGTGTCTGCCGGCGGCGAGTACAGCAAGGACGACATCGAGGGCATGGACAACAGCATCGGTGGCAACGTTTGGCTATACAAAGGCGGACCGAATTGCTACCACCATTGGGAGCGGCTGACCTACCTGAGAGAGGACCAATCGGAATTGAGCGAGTCCGAGCTGCGCCGGTTCTTGGATGCCTTGGACGGCAGCGAGGCACGAGCCAACGACCCGGGGGACGACCCATGGCAGGTCGCCACCAAACCCATTGATATGCCAAACCAAGGATACAGATGAGCATACCGGTAATTTACCTAATCGCCACGCCGGCGTACCTGCGGTCTATTACGGACCTTGACAACAATGTGGAGGACAAACGGGTTATACCGTTTATGGCTTTGGCACAGGATAAGCACATTCAACCGTATCTTGGCACCAACCTATACGAAAAGGTGTTGGCCGACGTTCAAGCCGGTTCGACCACCGATGATTACGTGACGCTTATCGACACCTACGTGCGCAGAGCGGTCTGTTGGTGGACCATGGTCGAGCTGCTTCCGGAGCTGTCCACCCGCATCGACAACGTCGGAGTGGTGACGTACCAAGACGCCGCTGAGGAAGGGATAGTGAATGCCAAGGTGGAACGGGCACGGCAAAACGCACACTTCTACACCGAGCGCATGGTGAGTTACCTGCAGCACAACACCGAGAAGTACGCGGAATACAACACCAACACCGAGGACCAAATGCGTGCCGAACCCAACGTGTACTACCAATCCGGTTTGAGCATCAGCGGCTCACACTACCTCAAAGACACGCCGCTTCGGTACGTCGCGTTCCCGCTGTCATGAAGAAGGAGAATGAAGAAAAGCTACGTGTATGGCTTGAGCGACAACAGCGCGACAAGCACCACAGAAATACCAAGGTACCACGATGTTCGACACCATTACACAATTCGAGCTCCTCACGCTGAGTGCCGGCCTCGTCGGGATGTGGATTAAGCATTCCAACGACCACACCCGTCTCAAATCGCGGGTATACGTCTTAGAGCAAGAGCAGAACAGCGTGAAGGCCGACATGGCCACCATCCTCACGGAGCTACACGAAATCAAGATATTGTTGGCACGAAACCAAATGCAATGAAACAGCTTTCTCGAAACGTCCACCGGTGGGATTTGGGGGTGGGGCACCACAAGTTCCTGTTGATGTCCGACCTCCATTGGGACAATCCGCACTGCGACCGGGTTTCGCTCAAGGCGCATTTGGACCGCGCTCTAGGGCAGGATATACCGGTGTTTGTCAATGGCGACTTTTTCTGCCTGATGCAGGGCAAGTTCGACCCGCGCCGGAACAAGGTGGACATCAGGCCGGAGCACAACACGGCGACCTACCTTGACGACGTGGTGCACACAGCGGTGGAGTGGTTCAAGCCGTATCGGTCCATCCTCAAATTTGTGGGTTACGGCAATCACGAGACGTCGATACTGCGCAATTTGGAGACCGACCCCCTGCAGCGGTTCGCAGACTTGATGCGCACCGAGGGCGGGGATGTGCACGTGGGCGGATATGGCGGATGGATAGTGCTCAAGTTCGGCAACTACTCGCTCAAGATGAAGTACTACCATGGTAGCGGCGGCGGCGGCCCGGTGACCAAGGGCGTCATACAAAACCAAAGAGCCATGGCGTCCATCCATGGGGCGGACGTGATGTGGATGGGGCACGTGCACGAGGCATACACCATGGTGCACACGGTTGAGCGGTTGGATAAGCAGTTCAACGTGAAGCACAAGAACGTCACGCACATTCGCACCCCAAGCTACAAAGACGAGTACAACGATGGGTATATGCACTACCATGTCGAACGCGGCCGACCGCCCAAGCCCATTGGGTGCTACCTGTTGGAGGTTGATTCTACTGCGCATCGAGTCACGCCAACCGCTACGCTGTGGGCCGCCGAATAAAACAGACGAAAGCGGGGAAATTCCTGCGAGAAAAGGCGCCGGAGGTTGCCGGTGTGGTCGGCGAACTGCTGCCCGACCGGGGTGCGCTCGGTGTGGTCAAGCGGCTGCTCCTAAGAGAGGGTGTGGACCCGGGGGTGGTGCAGGAGTTCGAAGCGTTGGCACAGAGCGAGACGACCCGAAGATGGAAGAGTGACAACTCGTCTCACGTATTGGCTAAAATCGTGCGGCCTCTCGTAGTTTTATTAATGACCGTGGTTATGCTGTGTCTTGCAATCGCAGATTCGGCCATATCGACGTTCGAAGTCCGAGACGCGTGGGCCTCTCTTCTCGAGGTCGTGTGGCTGTCCGCAGTGGCGGGCTACTTTGGATTAAGAACCGCCGAGAAATTGCGCGATTAAAAAAGGATTTTTTTCTTTGTAATATGAACAAGACAATAGAGCAGGCCCTATTCGGAGTGGAAGACGTCAGCCGTAACATGAATGACATGGAAATGCACATCCGCGATTTTGGTCGTGTGATGGCAAAAGCGATTGAGGTTATTGTAGACATCAGCAATACGGCCGGTCCGATTGAGCGGGACGAAACCGCAAACGAAGACTTGAAGCAAACCGTGTCCGAAATGGCGGAGTTCTTTGAGGGCATCATCGACGAATTCGAGTCTTTCGAGAACGACGCTGTGGATTACTACCGCCAAATCAAGCGGTTGTCATGAACTACGAAAAAGAAATGCAGGCCTTCATGGAGGCCATCGCACGCGAGGAACGTGTTGACCTGTTGAGCGCCCAACAAACGTTGGAGATGCTCGCCGAGTATGCCGACCAAACGCAAGACAAGTTGAAGGAGTACGACTTGGAGTTGGTCAAAGCCCAAAACGGGGTGACGAAAACAATGCGCGACATGAAAGCCATCGCACGCGAAATCAAAGGTCAAGTGCCCGACCAACTGTACGAAACGTATATGCGGGCATACGACTACGTAAGAAAACTCAATGGTTCTTTTGACCTTGCCTACACGGAATTGGCAAGCGCACTAAACGACATCAAAACTGTCGAAAGAGAAGCCGATAAATTGTCACGAGGATGAACAAAGCACAAGAAATTTTCAAAGCCGAGATGTCGTATATCGACCGTGCCGTGTCCGATGTAGAGCACATGGGCCACCGCTTCGCCGAAGTCGGCAAAGAACTCGTCGAGATGCTCGACCGGATGGAGGACTTCGTGCGCGACGCCGCGAACGAAATTCACGACGAGGACCCGGTTGCCGGACGAGAGGTGGAATCCAATATGCGCGAGTTTCCGCGTGTGCGGAAGGACCTGAAGAACGCCGTTAATCTTGCAATCACTGTAGCCGAGAACACCGTGAATGCCGCCGGCCTGAATGCTCGCATTCCATACGTGCGATGAACAAGGCCGAGGAAATCTACCGGGAACACCTTCGCGCAATCGACGTGCCCAAGCGGCGCAGCTTGCAAGCAGCTGCTTGACGAACTTAATAGTGTAGCATGATGAAAGAGGCAATTAAACTGTTCGAGGAGTTCCGCCAAGCGGGAATGGTCAATCAGGAGAGGGACATGGCCGAGATGGTTAACAGCGTCAAGACGTTCACCAAGTACTACGAGCGCGAGATGAGGCAATCACGCGATTTGTACGACCCATCGGTGTACGACGCGTTCCGCGAGGTCACGTCTGCGGCCGAAGAATTCGTGTCCGCACTCGAGCAAGCGTTGGACTACACCGAGGACTATGACTGAGGCCGAGCGCATATACAACGAGTTCGTCAAGGTCAAGTCCCAAAAGGACTTCATGGCCAACGTTCGGGTCATGACTAGGCAGTTCATGCCCGAGATGGACCGTGAATTGCGCGACTTCATGGACACGGTGGATGAGCAGGCCAAGTTGTACGAACCATGGCTGACCGGAGACCCGCGTGTGGCCAAGATGCTCAAGCAGCAGAACAAGGAGATGGCCAAGGCACTCAAATCCCTTGATGGCATCATGCGCCGGCTTGACAAATTAGACCGCATCAAATGAACCGCACCTTATATCAAGCATGGCAGGACTTCCCGCGCTATTACCGTCCGCTGATGTCTTTTTTCGAGTCGCAGGTGGTAAACGCGGCAATCGACAGCCCGTGGTTCACCACGCTCGACGACTCTGCAAAACGGAAACTCGTGAACGAATTAGCCGCCATCGACAAGGAATTTACCAAGTTCCAAAAGGATTGGGCTAAGGCGGTCACCACAATCTTGGATTCAACAAAATGAACAACATCGACACTCTCGCAGTGGCGACCGAGACGGCCTCATGGGGCGGTTTTATCGCCGATAATTGGGTCGCCCTCGTGGTCGGCCTCTTGGCATTCATCAAGGTCATCGTGAACCTGACCCCAACCGAGACCGACAACCAAGTGTTCGGGTGGATTGACACCCTAATTAACGCCGTCATTTCAGACCGCAAAAAGCCCGCTGAATAATGGCCGGCATGAGTCCTGCAGCGTTTGCCGGCGAGTTGGTCGTCACATCCCGGAACAGCATGAACTCGTCTGCCGTTAGTGCGCTCTACAATGTGTCGGGTGCGCAGGTGTTTTGCGGATTGGAACCGCGCACTGCGGCACAGGAGGCGTGAGGGTAGAGCTCGAGTCCTTCGCGGACTACCCGGACAGCGTGAAGAACAACGCCAAACGTGGCATTGAATTGAACAAGCGCAACGGGAACAAATGCGCGACGGCAACGGGCAAGCAAAGAGCGGCAGACCTCGCCGCCGGCCGTGGTGTCTCCAAGAAGACGATTAAGAGGATGTACAACTTCTTGAGTCGTCATGAAAAGAATTACGACCCAAACGACAGCGACGCGTGTGGTACCATCTCCTACCTGCTTTGGGGCGGGAAGGCAGCGAAGCGATGGGCCCACAACAAGCTCTGCGAGCTCGGGGAACCGGAGTGCGACCGCAAGGACTGAGGGGCCGTTAACAGCTTTTAACGCGCGTGACTTGCGCGGGGGGCTTCTATATTTTTTCTTTGTATTACAAGGGTGGAGGGAAAGACCCGGCACCCGATTAATTGACTAATTGACAGATGCACAAAGAAATTGCACAACGAATTACGGACATGGTCACCGGCGCCATCGAGGGCGGAAGCACCTATTGGTTTGGATTTAACGACGGATTCCCCGTCAGCCTGAAAGGCATCCCCCGGTTGGACGAAAACGAGGGTTGGTATAATGCTCTGAGCCGCTGCCTTCGAGACGAAGAGGCATTCCACTTCACGGTCCGCGACGACTACGGCGACATCCACACCGGCACCTCTGCCGGACTTTGGAACGCTTGGCAGCTGATGCAGGAGAAGCACTACCGCCACTTCCGCGACATGGTCGCCGAAAACGACGACGCCACTACGAGCGACGTCTTCCTGCAGCTCGCGCTCTTCTCAGAGGTCGTCTACGGCTAAGGCTTAAGGGGCATAGAGTCGGAGGAGAACTCCGGACAGCGTTCACAGGAAGGTTTAGTCACCGAAACCGCTCATTGAACACCCCTTATTAACAACATCGTGTTGATGACTCACGCAAAAAAGTCTTGCCCGAAGCGCAAACGGGTTTTTTCTTTGCGACACACAATAATTGATTATTTGACATGAAATTGTCTGACATCACCACCAAGCTCCGTGCACTCGCCACGGAAATCGAGGCCCAAGAGGCCAACATCACCCAAATTGCCATCGACGACGCCATGGCCATCATGAAGGTCGGATGGACGCTAGGCCAAGCCTACACTAAGGTCCAAGACCAAGAAGTGGAAGTGACCGTGAACATCGACGAAGAAGTCGGCAACTCGTGGCGCGGACTCGGTGTCCACATCGAAGGAGAAATCGACACCACGGCCGAAATCGACGGCAGCGACATCGAAATCCTCAAGACCGAGTGGAGCGACCAAGCCGAAGACGACTGCATGACCCTCCTGCGGGATTGGGCGGCCAAGAATTTCGTCGACCTGATGCTGCCGCCGACCACTCCCAAGGTCGAGGAGACCGAGTCCACTGAAGTTGCACCTGAAAACGACGCCAAGTGATGCGAGTGACCAAACTTATCAACGTTCCCAAGGAACCGATGATTTACGACGGCGCCCCGGTTGGCATCACCCACAACCCGTTCCCCTTCCATCCTGAGTTCGACCCGCGCAAGGGCCAAGCCCACGGGCGGTGGCACACGCCGTGGCCAGATTGGGCGCGACGCCTGAACGAGTACTTCCGGGCCGAGTGGCCCGGTCGTACCGGGTGGCAAATGCGCGCCAACGCGGTCCAATTCCTGATGGCCAACGGCATCACCAATGACTGCCAATTCACCCGCCGCCTTGTTGCGGCGTGGTGGCAAGAGGCCCGTGCCGAGAACCTTTACACGCCAAAGGCGCACGAATCTCCGCGCGGTGCAATCTACTTGGGCGACGACGACCCGGCCGACCCGCAATACGTAGCAGACGCCATCGAGGTTCGCGATTCCCTTGAGCGCGACCTGTTCACCTTCGACCTCGTCCTTAAGTCTGAGGACCGAGATGCGGTGGATGCGCATAACGGCGAGCGTAGGTACTACTACGGCGTCGAGAGCGGCAACGACTACGAGTCGGTGGCGTGCACCACGGCCTACAGCATGGTGGCCACTTGGCGCGAAGACCTCACCTTCGAGGAAGAATGCCCACTCAAGGCGATGCACGCCGACATCGAGGTCGTCCGACAGGCCGAGCGCATCACTGAATTGCTCACCCCCAAAAAAGAGGACTGATGGGACATTGGAATTTCAACCGCACCTACTACTACAGAGGCGTGGACGGGTTCAGCACCCAAGACACGGCCGCTGCCTACAGGCACATTTGCAACGATGACCCTACAAACCAAGCGCTGCGGGCGCGTTTGGAGAAAGAAGAGAGAACGCGCAGCCGCGAACCGGGTTATTTGCTCGGTCTCGTGGCCCGCTACCTCGAGCATGAAATGAACATCGAAGAGTGGTCGTGTTGGTCCGACGTTCGAAAGCGCAAGCTCGACGTACGGTTCTACGAGCTCGCCCACGTGATACTCACAACCCCGAACGAATGAGCAACAAAGGACACATCGCCGGACCGGTAAGGATGGTGAAACAGGAAGGACGACCGAAACGGTACCAAATGAGAGTGGACATCGCGTTCAAGCTCAACGGCAAACACAAGAGAGAATATTGGTACGGTTTTGGCGACGACCTTAAGGAGTGTTGGCTCGACATGTTCGAGCGTTTCAATGATGAGTACGGAAACGTGCACATCAGCAACGGCCAACTCCGCGGACACGAAATCGAATACAAGGACTAATGCCGAAGGTCAAACACACTTACAATTCAGACAATCACGACCGGATGATGGTAGAGTTGGGACACGCCGACTCTCTCCTTACCTCCGCCATCGAGACGCTGAAACGATACCGAGACCCAATGACCTCGGACCGCCGAAATTGGGAGGACTTTACTGACTGCCTGAAACAAGCACGGGCCTCTTTGATGCTTGCACAACAGACGGAGCACAAGAAGTGCCTGCAATTTGAGAACCAAGAACGATGAGTTACGAATCTGACCACCCTCTGATTCCGCGCCGCCACGACACGCTGCACAGAATCAACCAAGAACACCCGGACACCAAAGACTATCGCCGGATAACAGAAGAAGCAGCGTACACCCGGTCTTCCATCCTTGCTCTCAAAGAGGACGGATTCAAATGGTGGGGTCATCACGACACGTGGCTGCGAAAGTCCGAGGGCGGGTACACCATGTACGCAGTAAGCAAAACGGACGACGCGTTCAAAGAAAAAGCACGGGTCAATATGTTCTTGGTCCCGATTGACGAGGCACTCGAAAAATATATACCCAATGAACAAAAGTAAGATACTCTATTTGATGCGCGAGGACGGCGAATGGGAAGCCCATGGCAAGAAGTTCTACGACTACGAGGTGAGAATGGAAGATGGAATGTGCGGCCAATGTTCAAGCACAGACCCGCTCAACCCGCCATACAAAGTGGGTGATGAGGTGCTCTACGAGAAGGTGGAGTCTAATTGGGGCGTCAAGCTCAAAATCAAGAAAGAAATGCCGTTCAACCAACCGCGCACCAACAACAACGCCCGAGGCGCCGAAGTCGGCGTGCAATGGGCCATCAACGCGGCAATTACCATACTTGGGTCTACTCCTCATCCACCGGCGATTGAGAGTACCGCGGAAATCCTTTTAAAAATGCGAGATGACATCCTTGCACGACGTGGTCAATGAGTTCGGAGGACCGGTAGGCTGCGCCAAATTCCTTGGCGTGGCCCCGGCCACCGTGCGTAATTGGATGAGACTCAACCCGCGCGGATTCTTGAAGTACGCCCCGGAGATTGGCAGGAAGGTGGAACCTTCGCGGCTGTGCTTCGCAGTGGTACAACACGAAACCGAGATGAGAGGATGACAGGGAAGGAGCTAGTGCAGCATCACAAAGATGTGCAGGACTACATCGACCGCGGAGTGGTGGAAACGTTCCACTTGACTATCGACACGGTCGCGCCGTGCCTCATTAGTCGGCATCGCGGGATGTTCAGCGACGAGTACGTTAAACTGAGCGAATACGCCGCGGTCCTCAAAAAACAAATCGATGCCGAGAGATTGGAAGGGAATTTGGATACCGCGTGAGGTTTGGGAGGACGACCGGATGACTTGGTATGACAAGATAGTGTTGATGGAAATCGACTCGTTCACGCAGCGAGACCAACCCTGTTTCGTTAGCGACCGGCATCTGTCGGAATTCGTGGGTATCGCGCAACGAACGGTGCGAAAGAGCCTTGCCCACTTGGTCGAGCTTGGCCTAGTGGAGCGCAGCGGGTTCGACGGACGCAAGCGCTACTTATGCTCTCTCCTGCCGAGCAACCCGGCACGCGCTGCCGACCTGAGCGGCACGGAGTTCCTGTCTGATAGGCACGTCTTACCGAAGAAAAAAACAAATACCCAAACCAAGGAACAAATCCTCTACCCTTGGGATTGCGAGGAGTTCAGGTCGGTTTGGGCCACATGGAAAACGGACCGAGCAGAACGGAGAATAAAAAAATATACGCAGCGTGGTGAACAGGCCGCGTTGCACAAACTGCAGGCCGAGTCGGGTGGCGACATGGCCGCCGCGATTGCGGCAATCAACAACAGCATAGCCAATGGATACCAAGGCATTTTCTTTGACCGCAAGTCTAAAAAACGAGTTGACCCGGGATTCGACCATCAGGCCCTCAACGATTGGGCTTCTCAGTGACCCGCGGTGCTTGCTGTCTGCACAGACCGCACACCAAGGTACAAGTGTAAGCCGGCTGACGAGGCAGCCAATCCTCAAGATGTGGATGTTAGTGCGGGTGGTCAAATTGTCCGACCGCGTAGACGCAACCAAGCGCCTAACCACGCAGGACGAGTACACGGATTGTGTGGATTCTATAATCGAGGCTGTGCCCACTCTAAAAGTAGAGGAGGTGGAGTTGGTGTTACGGCAGATTGAGCAAGGGCGGGTCGATTTATACGGTCGCCTCAAGACGCCGGACATCGTGGGTCTTTTGATTAAGTACGACGGGTCTACAGCAGCGGAGTGGAGGGAACGGGCAAACGAGCCGAGGCGCGACGACCACGAAAGGAGTAGTGCGCGTAAGCCGGATTTCGTTTCTTTGACGGAAGAAGACTTATTGCAACTTGGCGAAATCAAAAAAAAAGAGACCACGAAACGTGCTGAAGAAGGCGATTGACCGGGAATTCTCTCGATACGTCCGGCTGAGAAATGCCGATAGTCGTGGCTACGCTACCTGTTTCACCTGCGGTGCCACCAAGCATTGGAAGGAGGTCGATGCCGGCCATTTCATGAGCAGGGCGGCGATGTCTACTAGGTGGCACGAGCTCAATGTGCAGTTTCAGTGTAAGCCGTGCAACGGATTCCGCAGCGGTGAGCAGTACAAATTCGCTCAAGAGCTTGACCGCGTTTACGGAGAAGGCACGGCGGACGAGTTGGTGCGGATGTCAAAGGAGATGCGCAAATACTCGATTGAGGAATTGGAGGAAATACTTGAGCACTATCGGCACGAGGCAAGAAAGCTTGGAGCCTAAGGACCAATACGACCGGTGGATAACCGCAAATTACGGCGGTTTGATGAAGTACGCGCGTCGGTACCACAGAGACCCGCACGACCTTCTGCACACGGTGTACCTGAGGATTCGAGACCTGCCGCACCTACAGGCCATATTAGATGGCAAGCCGTGGGGGTACCACATCCTCGCTCTATTTAGACAAGCCAAGACGGGCAAATTCGCCCGGATGTACAAAATACTAGACCACCCCGAGGTCGATTTGCCGGCCGAGGATGATATGACAATCGTTTTTTTACGTGAGTACATCGACCTAGTGGTGCGCCGGCTGCCTTGGTTCGACAAGACGCTGTTCGAGTTGAGGCTGCAGGGGCAGTCGATGACAGAGCTAGCCGAGGAGAGCGGGATACCGATAGGCACGATATACTACAGCCTGAGAAAGACACACAAAACACTGAAAACGCATTTCGATGTTCACAAATAGGAAGGTAAGCCAAGCGCGGATGAACATTTGCCGCCAATGCAAATACTACCAAAAGTCAACCGGCAGCTGCGGCCCATTGGGCACAGGAAAGCGCGTGCAGCTCAAAGGGGAGAAATACAAGCTCTGCGGTTGCGTTATGGAAGTCAAGACCCGCATAGCAGCATCGGGCTGCCCGGTGGGATTTTGGGGGCGCGACGTGCCAGAATCGTCCTATGCGAAGGCCAAGGATTTTGTAGAGCGCACCGAGGGGAAAAGGAGGTTCAGCAGACCGGAGATTGACGAGTTGGTGGAGCTCAGTAACGAAATCCTCAAGACCAACCGCAAAACTACCGGGTGCGGCCCGTGCCTGAAGCAGATGCGAGACGAAATGAAACGCGCCCTTCATGTCAGTCTCTAAGGCCCTGTTTGCTTTCATCGCCATGCTCACTCTCATCAATATGTGCCGACGTTTGTACTACATGCAAGAAGTGGCCGTGGACGAATTGGCGGTCTGTGTGTTGTCAGTAACCGGAGTTGCGATTTCATGAAGTTCGAACGAGTCCCAATCGAGGTGTTAAGCCCCAACCCGCAAAACCCGCGGTCAATCAGCGCTGACAAGTTCCGGGTGTTGGTACAGAGCGTCAAGGAGTTTCCCGAGATGCTAGAGGCGCGACCACTAGTGGTTAACCCACAGTTCGTTGTGCTCGGCGGCAACATGCGATTGCGAGCGGCGAAAGAGGCAGGGATTACCGAAGTTCCGGTATACATCGCCGATTGGGACGACAAGCGCAGCCGGGAGTTCCTCATCAAGGACAACGTTTCGTTCGGCCAATGGGATTGGGACCTTTTGGCCAACGATTGGGAGGCCGTGTCCCTGCAGGAGTGGGGCCTTGACGTGTGGACGCCACAGGTAGAAGAGACTGCCGAATCCGAGACTTGCGACAAATGCGGTAAGAAGCTATGACAGAAAAACAGGAACAATTCCTCGCTGCGTTGGAGCGCTCGTTGGGCGTGGTCACGACCGCGAGCAAGGCGACCGGCATCGGCCGGGTGAGCCACTACCGGTGGATGAAAGACGAGAAGTACAAGCGCCGCGTGCAGGAGATAACCGAGTCCGCCATCGATTTCGGCGAATCCCACTTGCACAAGCTCATCCAAGACGGCAACCCTGCCGCCACCATCTTCTTCCTGAAGACCAAAGGCAAGGGCCGCGGATACGTAGAGCGACAAGAGGTGGAGACCGTGCAAAAGAAACCGCTCACTTGGTTCGAATGAAGCAGCCGGCCACATACTACCATGTAAAGAACAGCGATGCCAAGGTGCAGGTGCATCAGGGCGGCACGCGCTCAGGCAAGACGTATTCGATTCTCCAATGCCTTATCGAATTGTGCTATTACAACACCGGCCTCGTCATTACCATCGTGCGGAAGACGTTGCCAAGCCTTAAGGGCACGGCCATGCGTGACTTCTTCGAGATTCTCGAGGGCGAAGGCGTGTACAACCCGGATTTGCACAACAAATCGGAAAACACGTACCGCCTATGGGACAATATGGTGGAGTTCCTGTCTATCGACCAACCGCAAAAGGTGCGAGGCCGGAAGCGCGACGTTCTGTTTGTCAACGAGGCGAATGAGCTCGACCTTGAGGATTGGCGGCAACTGCTGCTCCGGACCACGGGTCGTGTCATCATCGACTACAACCCATCGGATGAGTATCATTGGATATACGAGCAGGTGCTGCCGCGTGACGACGCAGATTTTTTTCAGACCACCTACAAAGACAATCCGTTCCTGTCAAAGGACATCGTGGCCGAGATTGAACGGCTCAAGGAGGTCGACGAGAACTATTGGCGCGTGTATGGATTGGGTGAGCGCGGACTGCCGAGGGCATCCATTCTGACCCATTGGCGCGAATGCCCCATGCCCGATGGCTACACCTTCTTGGGCTACGGCCTAGACTTCGGGTACACCAACGACCCGACAGCGGTGGTCTCGGTCTTCTCTGACGGTTGGGGACTGTGGGTGTCGGAAATCCTGTACGGCACCGGCATGACCAACGACAACATAGCAGACGAGTTGCGCGAATGGGGCGTGACTCCAAACGACTTGGTCGTGGCGGACTCCGCAGAGCCCAAATCGATTGACCAAATACACAGCAGGAAGTTCAACATCCACCCGTGCGAGAAAGGCGCAGACTCGGTGCGGGCGGGGATTGACTATCTGCGGTCTCGCCCACTCGGGGTGAGCCCAAACGCAACCAATCTAATCAAAGAACTGCGCAATTACCGGTGGATAGAAGACAAAAACGGCCACCTGTTAAACAAACCGCAAGGACCTGACCACGCAATCGACGCTTTGCGCTATATTGCGATGTGGAAGGCCAAGCGGCCTAATTATGGAACCTATACCTTTGGATAAAATGGAAAGCTACTCAATTACAGATTTACAATTCGGCAGCACCGGGAAAGGACTGCTAGCCGGATTTCAGGCGATGATAATGAAACCGGACGTCGTGGTTACGGCGTGGATGCCTAATGCCGGTCACACCTACTTTCACCCGAACGGCACCGAGATGATTCACACCATGCTCGCGAATGGCGTGGTGTCGCCCAAGCTCAAGACCGTTCTTATTGCTCCGGCCACCGTGCTAGATGTGGACGCCCTGCTGCGAGAATTGAACCACGCGGTGCGCAACAGGACGTGCAAAGACAACATCGAAGTGTTGGTGCACGAAAACGCGACGGTGTTGCAGCCCCGGCACAGCGAATTCGAGCGCAACGAAATCACTCGCATTGGCTCCACGCAAAAGGGCAGCGGCGCGGCCATTATGGAGCGACTTCGCCGCGACCCGGCAGTGCCCGTGACGGCCGGCCGACTCTACCCCCATGGCTACATCTCCGGCATTGTCGGCACCGATGTGGAGGTGCGGGTGTGCGACCACGCCGAGTACATGGACAAGTTGTACGGCGCGGAGCTGCTCGCTTTGGAGGGTGCACAGGGCTATAGCCTCGGGGTGCATAGCGGATTTTACCCGTACACGACAAGCAGGGAGTGCACCGTGGCACAGCTCGCATCGGACACCCTGTTCGACCCGGCCATGATTCAACACAAGTACGGCGCGTGCCGGACGTACCCAATCCGCGTGGCCAACCGCACCAAGGACGGCGCGACCTACAGCGGATGGAGCGGACCGTGCTACCCGGACCAAGAAGAGACGACGTTCGAAGCAATCGGCCAAAAGACCGAGTTCACCACCGTGACCAAGTTGCCGCGCCGCATCTTCACGTGGTCGGACCGTCAGATTCAAGAGGCGGTCAAGGTAAACGGGACCACCGGAATCTTCCTGAATTTCTGCAACTACCTGCAGGAAGATGGCGACACGGGGCCGGCGTGGGAATTGGTAGAGCGCATCGAAGCGTTGACCGGAGTTCCGGTCGTATGGACCGGTTGGGGGCCGCTGCACTCGGATGTAAAAATGACTATGCACCATGCCCGCACAAAGAAGTAACCGAGGCAAAACGCGCCTATCTCTAGTGGACCCGCTATTCACGCACGAGGTGGCCGAGGTCGCCGCCATGGGAGCCAACAAGTACGACCGCGATAATTGGTTCAAGGGCCAAACATACGAGACGGTGTTGGACTCGATGAAACGGCACCTAGAGGCGTTCGAGACCGGGGAGGCCGTGGACCACGAATCGAAGCTTTCACATCTCGCCCACGTCGCGTGCAACGTCATGTTCCTGATGTACTACGAGCGCAACCCGGAGAAATACGGCAAGTACGACAACCGTATGTACCACAAACAGACCCGAGATGAAGATGAGGTTTAATCGTCATTATCGCACCCTTGGTTGCGTGCCAAGGTGGAGCATCATGAGGCTCAACAGGCAGCAGTCGGTACTCGAGCACACAGCCCTAGTGGCGATGTACGCAATGGACGTGATGGAGGCCATAAAATACAAAGGCGATTGGCTAGAGGTCGTAGACCTTGCGCTCAAGCACGACCTGCCCGAGGTGGAGTCCGGCGACCTACCGTCACCGGTCAAGCGCGTCATCAGCACGCCGGGCAAAATGCAAGAGTACGAGGACGACATCATGAAGCGTCGGTTCGGCACCCCGACCGAGTACACGGACGCGGCCCACGACATTGTCAAGGTGGCGGACCTGCTAGAAGCAGTATTGAAATTGGCTGAGGAGTACAGCACCGGGAATCGCTCGGTGTTTGGTGTTTTGTGTGGACTAACGGCTTATCTGAACGACGCCGTTACCAAGCTCGAGGGGGGCCAATTCCTTTGGGACGACATACACCGTGCCATCGATGACGAGCTCTTCGGGCAGGACGGAATCAGAACGCCAAGGGAGGAGGAGTCGTCGTTTTTTTGGAAGGAAGCCCTGCAGCGTGAAGAAGATTCGCATACCGACTGATTGGAGAACGTTCACCGTGGGTCAATGGATGAAGGCTACATCAAACGCCGAAAATCCGTTGGCCCGGGTGGCGGCTCTGAGCAACTACACGGTGGACGAGCTGAAGCAACTGCCGAAGAAGGCCGTGGATGCGGCGGCGGCACAGGTGGATGCGGTTTTGGCGGCTAGGCCCACGCGGTTCCACGCCGCCATTGAAATCGACACCATACACCACAAGTTCATCGACCATTGGGAAGAGCTGTCCACCGGGGAGTACATCGACCTCGAGGCGTTCGGGGCCGAATTAGGAAAAAGCGCCGACAAGTTTTTGTCCGTCTGCTACCGACCGGTGGAAAAGAAGTGGTACGGCGAGAGGCTAATACCATACGACGGGCCGCTCACGGCCGACAGGATGCGCAAAGTACCGGCTGAGGTTCTCGCTTCGGCGGTTCTTTTTTTTTACCTTGGCAAAGAAGCTTATTACAGGAGTTTGGGTCGCTCCTTGGCGGCTCGGGGCAGAGCGACGTTGGACGCCATTACGGTTGGTACCACACACTCAACACCCTCGCCGGAGAAGACGCCACCAAAATCGAACAGGTAGAGGCATGGACTATCCAACGAACACTGCTGCACCTGTGCTACTTGAGGGACCTCGCGCAAGAAAGGAAACGAAATGCTGACCGTATCAAACATCGCTAATAGAGTCAAAGGGTGGGCCGACGCGCACAAGATGGTGCAATCCTTCACCTTCGGCCCCGTGGTCAACATGGCAGACACGAAAGACTACGAGTTGCCGCTTGTCCATCTGTTCTACCGGGGCACGACGCTAAACGAGCGCACAAAGGACATGGACTTCACCGTGTACTGCCTGTCGAAAACGCCGATTGATGCCACCACCACCGAACAGTACGAGTTGGTGTCAGACATGGAGATGGTGTTGAATGACTTGGTGTCTGAAATGAAAAACCCGCTCGGCACGCCGTACACGGGCACGTTAGCCCAACCCCAAAACGAGTACCTCGACAACGTCACGGTGTACAAAGGGGAGAATTCCAACCGCCTAGGCACGGACCGCTCGTTCGGAGTTGGCACGGTAAACGTGCGCCCGATGATAGACGAAAACACCAAACTCCTCTGCGGGGTTGTTGCTGAGCTGACCATCGAAGTGAGCAACCCGTACGACACCTGCTTTACTCCATACTCATGAAAACGAGAAGCCAAACGAACAAGGTCATCCTACACTGCAGCGCCACGCCCGAAGGCAGGGACATCACAGCCGCGGATATCAAGAAGTGGCACCTAGACCGAGGGTGGGCCGACATCGGATACCACTTTGTCGTGCGCCTAGATGGCACAATCGAAAGGGGCCGCCACCTGCACTTGCAGGGTGCCCACACGAAAGGACACAACCACGACAGCATCGGAATTTGCTACATCGGTGGAGTCGAAGAAACAGATGCTCCACAACCGGCATGGGTGGCAAAGGACACGATGACGCCCGAGCAGGAGACATCGGTGCACTATCTGATGACGGCTATTCGCGTGTTGTACGGACCAATCCCAATGGAAGGACACAACGAGCACTCTAAAAAGGCGTGCCCGTCATTCCATGTGGCGGACAAATTCCCTATGTTCTACCTATGAAGTTCGACAACCTTGAGGGGGCTCTGCAGCGATGGGCAGACAGCGTCGTAGAACAGGCGCAATACAACATCGAAGAGCCGAGGTACAGGGGGTACACGGCAACGGGCGTGACCTCTCCGCTTGATTCAAGTGGTACACTCAAAAAAAGCCTATATGCCGAAATTGACGGGCTAGACGTGCGGTTTATGAGTGATGCCGATTATGCCGCCGATGTGGAATACGGCACGATATCAACGCCCGGCATCTCCGAGTTAATGGATTGGATTGCTACGAAAGGCGTGGATACGTCGTGGGCCGGTGGCAAAGACCCGGACCGGAGCGCAGCCTACGTCATCCAAAATGCAATCGAGGACCGGGGCATACCCGATTTGCCATACTACCAACCGGCTATCGATGCGAAAATGGGGGACCTACAAAAGCTAGTGGCCGAGGGCCTGAAAAACGACATTAACGCCGAACTCGATATCTGATGAGCGTGACAATAGAGGAGAGCCCGAACCCGGTGAGCCTAAGCGGCGACTACCTTTTCTACCGAGTGTCGAGCACGAACGTATCGCAGCTCGGATTTCGGCTGCGGGTGACCGTGGATGTTAACGGCACCGAGCGCTACAGCGGCTACCACTTCCCCAATGCTCAAGACCAAGTTATTTTCGATGTCTCTGCGGTAATCGAGGACTTGGTGGAGACGAGCCCAATACAAAGCGGCAAGGGCTTGTTCAGGGACTACTCGGATTCTACCGCTCGCAAGGTCATCACGGCGGACACCAACGCCGCCACCGTAATCGTCGGTGTTCAAGAGTATTACAGCGATTCGTTGCAGGGCGCTGAATCCACCGACACCATACACGTGTTCAAAGGATATGGGTACCAAAAAGAGGGGTTGAGGCCGGACCGGGACGACTTGATGCAGGATTGGCTCACCGAGCGCACAGCAGACGGGGACTTCATCACCATGCCCATGCTTCGCGACGTTCGGCTGCCGATTCCTGTGGCTGCTACACAGGACATATTGAACACCGACGGCGCGGCATTTGGTATAAGTGCTACAGTTGACGTGCGCACGTACAATGGGACCACGCAGACTAGCGACGAGCCGTTTACTCTGACAAGCACGCTACAGGGCGGGTCTCACACGGTGACAGGTGCCACGGGCGCCGGTTTCTTGTCGTACATCGTGGTTGAACGCGACCTGTTGGTAGACCAAGATGCCACCTTGACCCTGTCGGAATGGAATGAGGCGACGTATGTGGAGGTGGCCAAGACGAGCAACGCCGACAATTCGGACCTGACTCCCAAGCTCAAACTCGAGTTCAAGGACGCACCGTGCAAGCACAAGGAAGCGCTCATCCTGTGGTGGAATCGATATGGGGGCTTTGATTGGATGTTGGTAGACGCCCGGGTGGAGAAGTCAGAAACGGTTGACCGCAAGACGAGGCGCACGGCAGTGGGAGACTTCAATACGGCGTTGACATCGGTGAACCAACACGCCGGGTCCATAGTGTCGTACGGCAACACTTCGACTACGACCGCGGTGTGTAGAACTGTGGACGCAACGGTGGAGGAGCTAGAGTTGGCCCGCAGTTGCCAACGCTCGCGGCAGGTCATGCTGTGGTACGACGGAGAGTGGCGACCGGTTATCGTGGATTCCGTAGACTTCCCATACTCAAAAGACGAGTCTAGCCTGAACCGTCCGATTACGTTTAACCTCACAATGGCCGACGAACAAAGATGCTGACCCTACAGGTATTCGACTCAAACGACGACCCCGATGTGTTCCTCGACCTATACGAGGACAGCCCCGTTGCGCTAAACAAGCGATTCCAAGACGTGTCCGACGTGAACTCGGCACAGGGTAGTTTCACGCAGACATTCCGGGTTCCCGCAACCAAGACCAACAGGGAGTACTTCGGGGCATACTTCGATGCGAACGTGAACGGGGGGTTCGACTCCAAGCGCCGCAGAAAGTGCGTGTTGGCAAAGGCCGGCATGGTCGTAATGGAGGGTTCGTTGCAACTACTCGCGTGCTACGTGCAAAGTGGGCAACACCACGAGTACGAGCTAACGGTATACGGTGGAACAGCCGACTTGGCAACGGTCCTCAGAGGTGTCCAAATGAAGGACATCGATTGGAGCACCTACGCCCACCAACAGTCTGAATCGAACGTTCAAGATGCCCTAAACAACGGCATCGCATCGGGTACAGTGCGGTATGCCATCGTGGACCGCGGATTCGGGTGGACCCAACAGGTGGATTTCACCCAATCGAACCCGGGCAACATGGTCGTCATGCTCAGGCTCGACCAAGTGGTGGAGAGGATTTTGGGTCATGCCGGGTACGACCTAGGCGGCAGCTTCTTTGCGTCGGGTGGCGAAGGTCAAGAGGTCTTCATGGCGTGGACTCGCGGTGGCGCGGCCAACGAGTATGCGAGTCAAGAAGACTATGGGTTCCAAGGCCGGTTGGACGGTGACCAAACGCTCAACTTCACGTCTGTTGGGCAGAACTTGACGCTGCAGTGGAAAGATACCGGAATCGCCGCCGAGGATGGTTTCCTTCCCACCGACGTGTACGACTACGGGGGCAACTACGACGAAACCGCGTTTCAGTACACAGCACCGTTTGGCGGATATTACCAATTCCAAGTCCTGCTAAATGTGGTGACCATCACCCAAGACGGGGGGGTGCAATTCGTGCTGAGGGACACCACGGATGGAATCAACGCTGACCAACAGTTGCTAGAACTGTTTATTGACGGCGGGGGCGATTTGGGCACAGGAATCCGGCAGTTTACGTTCGAGGCAAACCTTGTCGAAGGCAACGTGTACGAATTTCGAGCACAGGGATTCCCCGTCGACGCGTCCGGCGCACTACCCAACATCACGCTAGAGGGCGACGGCATTTTCAGGTCCAAGGTGCTGCTCAATATCGGCACAGTCAACGACGGCAACCTGAACTTCGACTTTGACCGCAACGCGCCGGATATGACGGCGCTCGACGTGCTGCGGGGGTTGCAGGTGGCGTTCAACCTATTGTTCATACCGGGGCTCAACAGCTTCGAAGTCCTGCCGGCGCAGTCCTACCTATACACGGGCGACGTGTTGGATTGGTCTAAGAAGGTGGACTATGACAAGGATTTCGTCATTAAGCCCACTTCCGACCTGCAGTCCGCGGAGTACACATTCACGCACGCGGAGTCTTCGGACATATTGGCGCAGTCTTGGATAAACACGGCCAACCGAACCTTCGGCCGATATAGAATCCTTGACACCGAAAACGATTTCGCATCTGGAGAAACGGAGCTATCGACCGGATTCGCCCCATGGATTGAGTCCTTGGTCAACGGATTCGAGATTCTATCCCTGTACAGCGACGACGGCAGCCCAATTCGGGAGCACAAGCCCATGTTGGCGTATTTCGCGGGCAAGCGCACCGGGTTCTCCTATGCCGTGGGCTTTGGGGATGGCACCGTGAACATAGGCACCGGGTTCCCGGTATTCAGCAGTTGCAACACCCTCGATGGCGGGGTAGACGCGAAGACCTTGAATTTCGGGTTCGACACGGCCAACGCTAACTTGTCCGGAGAACCTCCTACACGCACCCTCTACTTTGAGTATTGGGACCAATACTTCAGCGAGCTCTATTCGGTGGAGTCACGCATGGTCGAGTGTGACGCTTTCTTGACCCCGGCAGACATCGCTAGCTTCGAATGGAGTGACGACGTGTTGCTGAGAGAGGGCCGGTTCCGCGTTTTGAGCATCGACGGGTACTCCGCCATGGAGGGGACACCGGTTCGTCTCAAGCTATTGCGCAGACTGTCCGACCCGTATGTGGAATGCGAATACACGGTCGCTTCAACGTCTGCCGGCGTGGTGACGTTCGAGGATGCAGACGGCAACACTAGCCTCGGCAACGAATCGTGCTGCTTGCAATACGGGTTCTATTGGACGGGTGCCAAATGCCAAGTGACCCCACCTGCCACCGGCCGGTTTAACGCGTCGTCTGCCGGCTCACTGTCCACTGCCGGCTCCACTGCCGGCGCGACCACCGTGCCCGCTCTCATTGGCGAGATTCAAAGGCTGAAAGAGAAGGTGGAGCACATCCACAGCGACCGAGACGGTGTCACGGCGATTGTGGTGAAAGATGGAGAGGAGGCCATCAAAGCCGAAGACATCAAGGAGACCACCGACCGGAGGTTCGTGACCTCTGCCCAAGAGACGGCCATCTCAGGCAACGCCACTGACTTGGGCGACCTGCGGAAGAAGATTGAAGGCGAAACCCTCGACAAGCTCGGGGTGTTCTCAAACACCACAGACGAGACGAAAGGCTCGGTTAAAGTCACAACTACAAGCGCGATTCTTCGAGCAGGGGACAAAACAGCCGTCGAAGCAACACAGACCTCGCCCGGCTTGCTTGCGTTCAAAGTGCAGGCGGGCGCATCGGGGTCGGAAGCGGAGGTGACGGCAGTTCAAATTTCAGGCAGCGCATCGCTCAACACCAAAGCCACAATCAACTTTACAAGCGGAGACTGTCGATTCACTAACACTCCGGTGCAGTTCAACAGCGGAAGTGCCGTGGCATTTCAAGGTGCTTCTACGTTCAGCGGCTCGACATCAGGTATCGACTACAACGACCTTGACAACACGCCTACAACACCGGCTGACCTAACAGACCTTGGCGACACTCCTGCTTCGCTTGGTACCGCGGGTCAGGTGTTAGCGGTAAACACGGGCGCAACGGCTTTGGAGTTTGTAGACCAATCGGGCGGCGGCGCATCTGCGAAAGTCTATACATTTCACGACGCAGGTAGGAGACAGTTCAGCGGAAGCCAAGACAACTACTACCACGTAGGTGACTCCATCTACGGCCTGTCTGACAATGCAAAAAACTACGCGCTGTCTTCGTACACTACGGGGTCTGTAGTGTCCTACTTGATTGATGACTTCCATATTAACAGCTTCGTGGTACCCGCTGACTGCACTAGCGCGGCGATTCGTGGTTCATTCCATACAACTTCTAGTGCGCTCACAGAAAAGGACGTAGACGTGTATGTCTACAAGCTTGTGCCCAACAACACATCGAGTGCCAACCGACACACAGCCACGCAGATATTGAATGTCAGCGTAGAAATGCCGGAGAGCACTCGACGAGTAATCCAATGGAGTGCAAGTGCATCTAGCTTGAGCCTGTCTGCCGGGGATTATTTGCACGTCGTGTTTAAGCCAAGCGGCGTTGCGACTACCTCGACGCACTACCTGTACTATACTCACTCCCTTACAATTACAGAATAATGTCACACTTGCCTGAAGACCTTACACGGGATAACTACGTGCCAACCGCACCGCTTGCATCCGATGCGTCTACTGCAGAGATTGTCGCCAAGATAAACGAGCTTGTAGAAAAGCTTGAGGAAGTTGTTGGGTTGTTTATCGGGCCATCGAATGACCACTAAAATCGGAGACCCAATCACGGCAGAACATATCGACGCGGTTTGCAGCGGGTATGCCAATAAACCATCTCGCAAGGTGGCCAAGGTGGCTGAGCTCATGTGTGGAGCGACAATCCATGTATTTGCGCTGTTCTTTTATTACGGGGTAATTCGTTTGGCATGGCAGATGGCACAGTTGTTGTCGAAGTAGACGCAAAAACAGGCAACGCGACCAAAGAGGTCGAGAAATTGACCGAGGCGATTGACGAGGTCCGCGATTCTGTGGAAGACCTCGGAGACCAAATGGATGAAGGCTTCAGGGAAACAGGCGAAGCGGTGGCCGAAGTCAGCGAAAAGGTAGAACAGATTTCGGTCGACTTCTCACTGTTCGGAGACAGGGCATTGGACATGGTGGATTCCGTGGTGCCGGGGTTCGTCGACCTGAAAGACGGAGTGCAAGATTTTTCAGGTGGCCTCAAAGGCATGAAGTCCGCTTTGATTTCTACCGGATTGGGGGCGTTGGTCGCGCTGCTTGGGGCTTTGGTGAATTGGTTTATGGAGTCTGAGAAGGGCACCAAAATACTGAAGATTGCCACCGAGGCGTTGGGCATGGCGTTTAAGCACTTCCAAGATAACGTCATTAATCCGCTAGCCGAGGGCCTCATCGGTTTGTTCACCAACCCCAAGGACGCGGTGATGGGATTCTACGATACGGTCAAGTCTTTCGTGATTGACCAATTCGAGTATCTGATGGAAACGTTGGGCTTGGTGGGCGACGCATTCAAGAAGCTGTTCGAGGGCGATTTCTCCGGTGCCGCGGAGTCTGCCGGCAAGGCGTTCATTAGGTTGAACAACCAAATCAACCCTGTCGTCATCGCCACACGGGCCGCGGTCGCAGTTGGCACAAAGCTCGTCGAGGTGTATGAAGAGATGGCCGAAGCCACGGTTCAGGCTGTGGAAAAAGCAAAGCAGTTGGTGGAGATGCGCTCATCCCTCAAGAAACTAAATGAGGAGGTGGCGCTATCGGAGGAACGTCTAACGGCCGAAGCGGATAAACAGCGCGACATTGCAGACAACGAGCTCAAGACCTATGACGAACGCGCCAAAGCCTTGGCCGCAGCGTACGCGGCAGAGAAGCGATTATTGGCACAAAAGAAGGAGACTGCCGAGCTCGATGCAAAGATTGCGAGAATGGAGCTTGCCGCGGCCACCACAGACGACGCCCGCAGAGAGGCCAAGGGGAGGCTAGCCGACGCCATCTTGGAGCAGACCGCTTTGGAGGGTGAAGCGGCGCAGTTGGCACGAGATTATGCGAATGATTCATACGACCTCGACCAAGAGGAGTTGGAGCGCAA